TGTACGGCAAGCCGGCTGGACATATACGCAATAAGCAAATGGCCGAGTACGGTGATGAACTACTTGTAATATGGAACGGTAAGTCCAAGGGTTCGTTTAACATGAAACAGAATATGGAAAAGCTAGGTAAGACTGTCCACGAAGGAACGTTTTAATGATAGTATTAAGTGGAATTTTCCTTTCTGTGTTATCGATTACTTTTATGTTTGTCCTCTGGACCGGCATCGAAGCATTTATAAACAGGCATGATCCTATTTTAATACAAAAAGCAAGGCGCCGGTTTTAATGTTTGAAGTAACAATAGAAGATGATCACGAATTTACACACCACGGCGCTGTTGAGTGGGCAAAACATATTCACAAGTTTAAAGGCGCCTATTCTTTTGATTATTATGGATTAACATACGGCTACAAGTGGAAGTTTGAAAGTTCAGAAGATGCATTAATCTTTAAGTTGAAATTTGCATGATAAACGAAGAACTTAAAACGTACTTAATTTTAAAGTACGGAGGCATAGACAAGATGTATGCACTCTGGCTGAAGCATGATCTTAAAGATTTATCAGCCGACGAAGAATTTATCATTGCTGATCATCTCTCGTCAACACCTGAGATGATGGCTAAAATTCGCAGCATCGTCCAATTAGATATTTAGAATAAATCGTTTTTGACAAACCAAAATTTTCCTGCTAGACTCAATCTGTCAAAACAAAAGAAGACAGACACTCCGTGAGTGGCTATCTCGTAAACAGAGCCAGTAACTAATTCTAAAATACAATGACAGATAAAGAAAAATGGATAGAATTTTTAAGGTTGAAATATCCTACTAGCCAAGAACTAGCGGAAGCATTTGATGATGCGGATATAGATTGTTTCGAAGGTAAGGACCACTACGATGCTTTCAACGATCTCTATTTAGAGTACATGAATAAACAAACTCAGTCAATGGTGTTTGCTCAGCATAACAACAATAAATGAACGAAGATCAAACTAAAATTATACTAATCTTAAAGTACGGCTCTCTCTTAGCGGCCGGTAAGGAATGGCTGTACAGAGAAACGATGAGCATTCCGCACGACTTAACCGACGCTGAATATTACATGGCATCGACATACGCACACGAATATCTAAAGAATAAAGATCCTTTAAGGGGAAGAGGATGAGTTACGAACAAGAATTAATTATGATTAAACTAAAAGCGTCAACCGAAGAAGAAGTTGGGAATCTTCTACGCGACTATTATGTTTTTGGTAATAGTAGCAATCAGAATTATCACGACGCTCTCAGAGATTATGCAGATGAACTAGCCGATGAAAGAATAAAAAGAAATATAGTAAAAGATGTAGAGGAACACATCGAGTTATGGGAAGCAAACGATAGAATATGGGGAACGAACAACGATTAGGCCTTTTGCTCTTTCTTACGTCTTAGTGTTTCTCTAATCTTTTCTTTTTGCTCTTCAGACATAGGCTTGCCTTTATTATGTGCGGGCTGACCTTTCCTACCAGCTCTAATCTTAGCTAAGGTTTCTTCGCTGTGTTTGCGACCATACATTCCGTTACCTTTGCCTGATTTAATCTTAGACATGTTAGCGCGATATTCGTCATTGAACATCTTAGGATCCTTAGGTATGCCCTTCTTAGCCTCACTCATCTTACGTCTATGTTCTGCAGACTTAGGTTTGCCCTTGTGAAAGTCACTTATCTTCTTACAAGACTCATCATTAAGAACAATGTGCCCAGCAATATTTTGATTAATCCATTTATTATCGTGTAATACTTTACACCGTCTAAGTACTTTAGTTTCCCAATCTGTTGCGGCTTTAGGAGTGTCAAACTCTTTGCGTATTTCAAATTCGAAACTATCCGTTCCGTATTCCTTAATAAGTTCTTTTACTTTTGGACTGCTCGTAAAGTACTTGGTCCAAAGGTCTTCAGCTATAGGAATTTTCTTCTTAACGTTTTGATAACGTACACCGTAATAATAGGTGCCAGTTGGAATATGTTCTAATAGATATGTATATGGTTTCATAATAGTATTTAGTGCAACCTCACCTAGATAAAATAAAAGTTGTCCAAAAAAAATACGCTCCGAAGAGCGTATTTTTAATACTTCTATTATCCTAAGATAATAACTGTAACTAACTTAACTAAAGCTAAGATTAGAAACGGCTACTTCTCCGAGGTAATCGCCCGCATTACCGAAAGATGAAGCAGTGTTAGTAAGCTCTACGTAACCATATCTGGTCATGAAGCTTACAACTGGTTCGAACGTACTTGGATCAAGTACAACACCTGAACTCATTAAAGGAATGTAAGGGCAGTAGAACGCTGGTGCGTCTGCTTCGCTTGAACCTTTATAACCAATTAGCACTGGAGTAGTGTCACTAGCATAGCTATCGACATATACTTTCATTGCTGAGTTAAGAGTACCAACAAACTTAGTGTTTGTAGGTGCTTCAAATGTACCTTCAGTTGTACGTGCAAATGCAGAGGTAGTAGCTGACTGTAATACAGTTAATGAAGCTGGTGAAACAACTGCATAGTTACCTGCGCCACGACGTGTACGTTGTGCGATAAGGTTAGCTGTACGGTTGATCGATAAGGTTAGCTGTACGGTTGATAAGAACTGCTAGTGCTGCATGTTCATCACCTACGAATGTAGCAGTACCTGAAACCAGGCTCTGATCGTATGTGAATTCTGTGCTTGCTAGTGAACGTAAAGAAAGTAGAATTTCTTGATCAATTTCAGCGGTAATTTCTTGCGCCAAAGCTGCCATGATTTCTGCTTCTACATCGATGCCGTGCATAGACTGTGCGTCCTGTGCGGCTTCAAAGGTCCAACGTGCTTGTAACTTACGTGTCTTCGCTTCAACAGCTTGTTTCAAGATCTGAACGCTGATGTTACGACCGCCTGTACCTTCCATTCCTGCTGTAGCTGCTGCACGGTAGTCGGCCTGTGAAGCGCCATTACCAGCAGAATATGCTTGAGCAATCTTGAAAGGACTCAATGCTTCATCGCCAGCTGCTGTACTAGTAGCTGCATCGCTTGAGTCTGTCATTGTTGTTCCATAACGAACACGCAATGTATGGATCTGGCTTACTGGGCCAGCCATAGGCTGAACACCTACAAGTTCATTTGCAATGACTGTAGGCATAACACGTCGAATAACTGGTAAAATAACACGGTTTAATGTTGCAACGTTACCAGCGGCAGTAGCGCCACTTGTAGCAGATTCTGCTAAGTGGTTACGAGTGTTTTCTAAAATAACGCTCATTGTAGAACGTTTTGTACCGTCTAGACCTTCAAGCAATGCTTCTTTGGTCTCACCCCAACGGCTTTCTAATAGTGCTTGTGACATTATATATCTCCTGTTTACACTTTATTTTAAGCCAGCTAATTTCTTAATGTCAACGATATTGCTATCATTTTCATTAGTCTTGTTAGTAGCTTTATCACCAGTTACTGCTTTACGGCTTTCTGTAACTACTCTCTTCTTTTTAGAAGGAGCAACGTCATTGGCTTTATTAGCAAGTACCGCTGGTAGATATTTCTCGAAAGTATTCTCTAAACGACTTGTTTGAACACTTTCTAATAGGCTCTGCATGATTTCGCGCTTCTCTTTGTTAAGTGGCGCTAACAAATCTGTCATTGCCTCTTCACGCTGATTGCTGTCTTTAATCATACGAATCTCTCTGTTTTTACTTTCTGTAAGTGTTTCAGCTTTTGTTACTTTGCTTGCAGACTCTGTTAGCTCTACGTCCTTAGCTTCAATTGCATCTTTCAACTTACGAATCTCTGCATTTTCGTTTAAGTGCGTTGATGTAAACTCACTTGAGAATGCTTCGAATATTTGACGACCAAAGGCGTTCTCGCGAGCGGCTTTTATGTCTTCTTGTAACGCTGTCAACTCTGTTGATAGTTTTGACTTAATATGGTCTTGAACTTTAGTTGCGCTTTCTTTTACAAAACGTTTCTTAAGTGCTTCCAATTGATCACGTGCTTCTGCAACAAGTTTGACCTTAGTTTCCACTACGTCTTTCTTGTCTTGAGCAAACTCACGAACTTCTTTTGCTAACTGTTTAGCAACAAAAGATTCAACTGCATCTAAACCTTCACTTTGGATTTTGCGGTCCTTACGAAGTTCTTTAATCTCTTCAGCTAATTTAGCTGTCATGAAATTATTAAACTTAGCACCGTTTTCAGTCATTTGCTTATTGAACTTAACTCGATCTTCTGCTAATGCAGCTTTCTCTTCCTTAAACTCAACAATCTCTGATTCTAAACCTTCTGTGACCATCTTATCAAGAGCTTCTACCATTACCGTTTTATCATGATCATAACGCTGTGCGAATTCTTCACGTAACTCTGTACGCAGTTCTTCACGTGCTTCACTTAACTTTGATTCCCAGGCTTCCATAATCTCGGTGCTGGTATCTTCGTTAATAACGTTATTATCGACCAAATTTTTAATTGCATCTAACATGTTTGGCATGTGTGGTCTCCTAAATTTTAAGATCTTTGATTAGAGCAATTACGCCTTCTCTCAAATACCTTTGTACACGTTTGTTCTCGCTAGCCTCTTCTGCAATACCTAACAACTTCAAGCCACCTTTCATATTCATGATGCCTTCATATATAGCTGTTGGATACGCTTCAGGTGCCTGACGTGTCCTGTAGCTTCGTTAACATTACCACTTCCCCTGGATGAAACACCTAGCTTAACGCCGGCGCCTAACATCGTTTCAATGACTTTACCCATTGGAGTCGGAAGTATTTTTAACTTACCATAACCGTTAGCGCCTTCCATCCACATCTCTGTGATCATGTGTGACACGCGGTCTAAATTAATCTTTAAATCTTCCGGATGATCTATTTCGCCTAAAACGGAATAGCCACCCGTGATTTGTTCGTTAAGTGTCTTAACGGCAGTGTTAATTTCTCTTACTGGATATATACGCTGATTAGCATTTTTCTGATCGCCTTGGATGCAGATGCCTTTCATGTACAAATCCTTTCCGCCCTTGCCGTCATCTTCGTTAAGAAGAGTAACGCCAGCGGCATCAAAGTTTAAATATTCTTGTAAGATACTCATTATCTAACTACCTTAAGAACCGGAGAGACTTTTCTTATTATCTCCAGCATCTTCACCCTTTTTCTTAGGTTCTGTCACTTTACTTTCATTTGGCTCTGTGGTGCTATCGCCAGGCTTAACTGTTGGGTTTGCTACGTTACCTTCTTCGCCAATTTCTTGGTGTGGTTTAGCAACTGCGCCTTTCTTACCACTGTTGTCAGCATTAACAGATTTCTTGTTAATTGTGCCTTCTTCAGTTGAGTTAGAAATGCCTTTAGAAACTTTAGTAAGGCTAACTGCTTCATTGAAGCGTCCTTCCATACCCATTTCTTCTTCGCCGCCTAAGCTAGGTTCCATACCCATGTCATCCATGCCAGGTTCCATACCCATTTCTTCTTCGCCGCCCATCTCGTCGCCCATTGCAATATCAAATTGAGCTAATAGCTCATCCAATGAGTCTTCAAGAGCAACAACACGATCTTCTAAGTCAGCTTCTTCTTCGCCCATGCCGCCCATGTCATCCATGCCGTCTAGTTCGTCGTCCATTCCCATTTCTGGTGCTGGCTCTTCGCTGCCCATTTCAGGCTCCATGCCCATTTCATCTTCGCGCATTCCTTCTTCATCAGTTGAAATATCGTTAATAAGTTCATCAGCTTTATCGCCACCAAACTCGTCTTCGCTATCCATTAATGATTCGTAAATGTCACGTGATTTTTCAACTACGATTTCATGAAAAAGGTCTTCGGCTTTGCCGTCTTCTTCATTGATAACGTATTCGATCAATTGTTCAAATTTATTCATTCTAGAATCTCCTAAAGTATACTTTCTATGCTCGTATTTAAGAGGCCAGAGCTTATTTTAGGTGTTTAACAGGTGAAAAGGTGTGAAAAGGTGATTCTTTTGAAGAATCAGAGGATGTTACTAGTTAGAAAGGGTCGCCGCCCATGTCGTCAGCTGGGGTGCTGTACTGCGCTCGGATGTTTTTTAACTTTGCTTCTTTTTCATATTCACGTATGTCATTCATCTTACGTAACTTGTTGATTTGCTTTAAAGTAAGGCGTGTTTGACGTAAGGCATACTTAGTAGACTGGTCGTCCGATAAGTCCTGCATGCCTGGAATCTGTTGGTCAATTTCGTTTATGATCATATTGTTATTTATGGCGTATCTGTATCTAACTCGCCGCCAGCACCTGCTTCTTGCGGGCCGCCTTCAGCATCAAGGTCGTCCATTCCTTCGAAGTCTTCCATATCGCCTAGGTCAGCATCCATACCGCCTGGTGTTACGCCAACACCACGTAAGTCTTCGCCACCGCCGCCTTGCGCTTCTTCGTCAGTTACGTTGTTCTCTTC